AACTGTTCCGCATATCCTTCCTGCGAACGGGCATACTCCTGAGCGAACCTTCCGTAATCAAAACCAGTAGTAGTAGTTGTGTTAGTGCGACCAGTACCACTACCACTCTGATACCCAACCGATCTGCTAACCGATGGGTTCTTGCGTTGCTGCTCATTCAACGCCTGTTGAAACGCAGCGGCCTCCTCAGCAGTACCAGTACGACCAAGTTCACTCTTGAAATTCTCGTCAAGAATTGCACCAGCCTGCGAAGCACTACTTAACGTTGTTTGAATATTTGTTTGATTCGTTGGGCCACCGCTACCTCGAGATGCCTTGGCATATTCATCAGCAATAACAGGATTTTTGGCACGCTCAACAGCCCAATCCGTCCAACTGCGACTCGTGGAGTTTTGGTCAAATGATGCAGTTTCAAGGGCATCTTCAAACGTAGTGAACCCGTTCTTTTTGACGAGATCCAAAATCTGTGCATATTGTTTAGGGTTGTTAGCCTTTAAGGCAACAATGTTGTTTATAGCGGTATCAATGCTTACCCGCTGTAGATTCCCAAACCCATCATCAACCGAGACGAACCTTACCGCTGAATTAGAAGTATCCACTTGTGGCACAAACAGCCCATTAGAATTTGCGTTACTAGGAGCGGATGGCTGGTAAAGCGGCGTAAACCCGGCAGCCGCAGGGTTCTTAGTTAATGATGGTGGCGGTTGATTACTGCTCAATTTGATTCAATCCCATCTCATTAATTTGATCCTGATCAAGGAACTTGTCGTAGAAATCAGAGAACGCCAACGAGCCGAAACGCATTGTGTTCACGTACTCACCAAACTGTGCAAGGACATCTTGACGGTCAGCACCCTGAGCGATAGCGTCAAGAGCGATCTGTCGGGAATCCATGTAGTTGGAAACCCCACGCCACAACTCCGAATTACCAGTGGTCTTCATGAACTCGTCATTAGCCAGCACCTTATTGATGTTGGTTAAATACACGGGAGACGAATTAACGTAACTGTTGTATTCAGTGATCCAGTCTTCACCAAACTGACGAACCATGTCGCCAGTCACATAAGCCTTCCACTGCGCCTTAAGATCAGCAGCAGCCTTAACCTCGAGCGAAGATAAACCCATCTCAGACAATGTGTTGTCAAGAACCGCTTTACTCGCACGATACGTGCGCCACGCCTTAGTCATGTTTACAGACTGAATATTCTCTGCAGGATTCTTCGCCCCACGATACTTCTCTTGCATACCGGGAATGTCTTGCTCATTAAGCCACTTATACACACCCTGATCAAACTCACCCAGTTGAGCACTAGAAGCAATAATGCCGATAGCCCTAGGGTCAGACTCTGCAAGAGTCTTCGCAAGTGAACCATGCTTCTGAAGAAGATTGTAATCTTCAATCGTTGGATCAAGACCGGGAATGTCAGACTTAGATGTACTAACAACAATAGGCAGGAACTCTTCCCCATACTTGCTGAGAAACATTTCCTGCTTCTGACTGAACGTCATCGAAGGATCTTCTTTGATCACGTTCCATGCATCAATCTCGGTCTGATACTTACTCATACGAGTCGTTGAAACAGGAGCAGTGCCTGAGGTGAGCATCGAGAAAATGTAGAAGTCATTCGCCTTCTGCATCACTTCATCAGAAGTTGGCTTATCCTCGATTGCACCGCCAGACTTGTACCAGTCAATCATTGTTGTTTGGGAAATAGCGCCAACAACTTTTAAATAATCCTGATCGGATTGACCCTGCCAACGCTGCCAAAACTTCCTAGCCCACGGTGGGGCGAAAGCATCCACAAGATTATTTTGCGGCTCACCGAAAGGGGCGATCTGGTTATACAGATCGTCACCAAGGTTATCCCGCAGAAACTTCTGCATGTCAGGGCGTTGAGCAAGAATCACGCCAGCAGGGAACGTTGCTATCGGACCGAACCCGGGAAGATACGGTGTCGAACCGGGGAAAACAAAGTTGAAAGATCCACGAGGGACTTTCAATGGTATACCGCCGGTAAACTTCATTACCACTTCATTCATCATTGCAGGTAAAACAATGTACTGGTCAGAGTTACCGTTCAAGAAATCGAAACGGCTACCCTCAACCTTGTTGCCATCCTTATCAACAACCAAACCCAACTGGGCTGGGATGTCCCACAAGATGCTTGCGCGGGCAGCGATAGATGGATCGTTAACAACCATCTTCGTCCACACCTTGAACGAGTTCTCCCACGCTGCAATAAACGGGGAAAACCAACGGAACGTGTTAGCAAGATTCGAGTAACGCTCAATGGTGTACAAGGTTTCATTTGTTGCACGCATCGCGTAACGATGCGCTGCCCTGTCAATCTGCTCAAGCGTTTTCGCCCCAGCCACAGTCAAAGGATCAATGTCTTTACCCTGACGGATAGCCAGATCACGCAAACCATTGGTTTGTCGTGCCCACACCTCAGCATAGAAAGGGTGACGGACAAGAGAGGTTTCAGGAAGAGTTCCCAGTATTCTGAACAAGAACTTGATTGGCTTCTGATACAGATCAGTTGCCTTATCAAACGTTGTTAACTCACGAACCTCGCGACCATGAATAGGTGCAAGAGTTGCGTCCGCATTATAGTTCGGGTTCTTCTTGTACCACGCTTGAAGAATCTTGTTGTACTCATCATCAGTAGCGTTAACCGCACGAACCGGAGGTTTCGTTAAACTTCCCTTAGCGAGAGAGCCAAGTTCAACCTGCAACTGTGCAGGGGAAACATCAGCCTTAGCCGCAAGATTACGGACAGACTGCAAAGGCAGATAGTTCTCAATCATTTCGAAAAGTTGAACAACCTTGCCCTCAACCTCACTGTAAGGAAGTTGCATGTCGTTGCGGTAGCGGCGACCCTCAGGGGTCTTCTTAATGAAAGCAACAATCTCACCGATTGACTTACCCTCAAGAATCTTTAAACCAATATCGTCAGCACGGAACTGGCGGATAGTATTAGACAACTCATCCCAGTACTGCTTATCCCCCGGGTTAACAATCTTCCAGTTCTTTTCACTCAAGATCTCGTCACGGTTACGCATGAACGCCGACTCAAGGAACTGCTGATTAGTTTGATCCGCGCCGGAAAGCCTACGAATAATGTCGCCATACTCACCAGCAAAAGCACCATCATCACCGATCCTTCGGCGTGACGTTAAGTTAGCGATTCTTTCCTGAATCTTTTGAACAGAATCAAGTTCACTCTGTAGTTGCTGCTGCAACTTAGCCATTGGAATATCAGGATCGCCTGCGGCGTTCTTGCGCATCAACAGTTCAGCCTGAGCGATACGCTTCTGCAGTTCATTAACTCGAGTGATTGCCTGCTGTTCCAGAAACTTCTGGCGGACAAGTCCCGTCTTCGGGATCTTGCTACCCACCGCATACGGCATGAACTTTTCTGCGCGAGAAGTAGAAGTGCTGCGTACTCTGCGGGAAGTGTTGTAGAAAGAATTACTCAAACCCTGTAGAGATTTTTCCCACGCCGGGATAGTCCCTAGGTACGCTACCGAGCGAAGCCAACCTTCCACAAGGTTACGTTGCGTGTAGCCAAGGCGGAGTAGAACTCCAGCCTTCCATAAAGTTTCTAACTCATCGATCCCAGACTTAGTGATAGCAAGAGCAACAGTCTTTGTAATACTTACTTCAGCAGCATCATCAATGCCCTTATAAATATCGCGACCAGCGATCTTCGCTGACTTCTCAAGCACACGCATGTCAAGCATTGGCATGCTTCGTGCAAGTTGAGAACGCATCACGGCACTAGCAACAATCAACGACCCATCTTCAGGGTCAACGCCATAGCCAGACTTTTGGAAACGTTCAATCGCGCCAGAACGATTCTTGTCAAGACGCTTATATAAGTCATCCATCAACGTGCGGCTAGACCCATGCTTCTCCGCAAGCAGGTTAGAAACATTCTGTTCAATGCGTTTAATAGCGTTCACGCGCAACGCTGGACTAGAACCAGCAGCACCAAAAATACGCAACTGCTCCTGAACAAACTCTTTATTTTTACGCACCGTTGCCGAGTCAGACAATGCTGCACGCAACTCATCAGCAGCCTTACCGTCATTAAAGTCACGAATGTTTATGTGACCATTGGCAACACTGCCGCCAGCCCAATCCCAAACACGCACACGAGGGAAGGCTTGAGAAACCTGAAACACTTTCTCCGTTAACGCTGGAGCCGTACCGTAAGCGGCTTTAATCTCAGCACCGCGTGCCTTAGTGGCACGCATCGACCCAGCCCTGTCAGTCGTTAAGACTGCCTTACGAACCTGCTTACCATCACGCCACGCCTGAGCAACACGCATGCCTTGAGCGTTCGTTCCGCCAACAAAGTTTAAGAAACCTCCACCATCAGCCTGACTGATGGCAGATGTTAAAGCATCGGAACGCTTCAACTCTTCAGCAAGTCGAGGATCTTTCTCAGCCAAACCTTGAATAACTTTACGAACGTTAGCGCGATCCTCAAGAAGAGACCCGAGAAGTACAGGACTTGCAGTGCCGGAAGGCGTATTCAATATAGCCGTCTCGTAGATTGACGGCTTAGCGGCACGTTGCAAAGCAACCCAAACATCATTAGCACTAGCGGCAAGAGCATTCTGATGCTTAGCAATACCGTAGGACGCTCCAAGGAAATTCAGGGCATCTTCCTGCTTAGTTATCAAAGAACCAATAGCAGCAGCCTGATCCCTGTTCGGTCCCTGAAATTGATCCAATTTTAGAAGGTCATCGTAAGAACCCTTAACAATTCTGTCAGCAACAACCGTCATTGGATTATCAACAGGAGCATTAGTTTTAATTCCAGTGAGTGCGTTGTCAAGGTCTTTCTCAACGGCACGTAAAGTTGCCTGATTCAGATTGCCTTTAGTGTCGATAACGGTACGCGCAGACACGCCAGAGAAACTTTTACCAAACATTGTTGTGCCACGGCGAGCAACCGAGTAACCCTTACCAAAAATAACACCCGGGTCAAGGAACCACATTGCAGTCGTGTCAACAAGACCAGAGGCTAAACGAAGGCTGAGATTCTCGTCAAACATTTTCTGACGTTCATTCTCGTCCGCAATATCAAACTCAGGGTTTGAAGCGTAAATTCCTTGAAGACCTTGATCGTCAGAATTAGTTCCAATTAATGGCTTAGCCAAAGGCCCAGCCATTGAAGCCAATCCATCAACTGCAGCAGTCAATGCGCGACCCGGACTGATGTCTCGTGAGTCGTTAATCAAATCACTATTGATGTCACGGTTCTGCCAATACTTAGGGTTAATGGCGTTAGCGGCAACAGACAACGTGAGAGACTTCTTCTTCTCAAGATCGTCATAAGTGTTAAGAACATTCACCGTTGCAGGCTTAATAGCGTTATCTACCACTGCGCTGCCAGCAGCAGCGACAACATTTAAACCCGGAACTGCACGGGAATCATCAGGGACAACCGCATCCAAAACTTTTCCTGCGGTGGAAAATCCACCGCCAACATAACCACCAATGGTTTGCCAAATAGTTTGAGAGCCTTCAGCCTCTTGCTTAGCGATAGCAGTTGCGCGAGCAGCAGCCTGCTGCTGAGCCAACTCCTGTTCGCGTTGACGCTTCAAAGCGTCCTGATCTATTTGAGCAGTGGAATCAACTGCGGCTTGGTAATACTTGGAGAGCGCGCGATTTAAATCAGCCACGCTTGCCTCCAGTAATTAATTCAAGAAATTCGTCACGCTGCTGATCGGACTCCCAATAAGTCATACCGATCCCGTAAACCACGCCGACAGGTTCAACACCCAAAGCGTCAACAGCAGCAGCAATATCGTTAACAAACCTGCTCACAGAGAAGACTCCCGCAAGTATTTAACGAAACGCACAAACGAGGCAGGAACACCGGGAGTGTTCGCTGCACGAGTCAACGCAGGCATGTACTGGGCAATAGCCTGAGCATCCATCTTGTTCTGCTCCTGCGGAGTCCCACCCAAACCAATGCTGTCTAAACCACCACCGGGACCACTCGGGGCACCAGCAGTGACAGGTTCATCAGGGCGCTGAGTTGGTTCACCAAGGCCAGTGACCTTAGGCATTTCCATACCTAACGGTGACCCACCGCCAGCAAGTTTCGCACCACCCTGAACAGCAGCAAATTCTTTACCCTCACCATAAGCAGCGTTAGGTAATTCACGTTGAGGTTGTCCCGACCCATCCGTCCTCTGACTGAACCGGCCGGGACCGCTCACTGGAGCAGGCTTACTTGGGGTTTGATATCCACCTTGTGCCATTTAATATGCTCCTTAACATTAGTTTTTCAAAGACTCGCGTGCTCTATCATCGAGGCGAGTTGCGCCAACCTTCCGCGTCTTTGCGACAGCGGAAGAACCGAAACGTTTAGTTCCAGTTGTAGCGCGGAAATTCTTACGGCGCGCCATCTCTTTCTTACGCGCAGCGGCCTTCTCTTTAGCCGTCATATTCTTGGTCTTATTGCGGTAAGACTCACGGCGGTTAAACTCTTCACGAGTAATCTTGCGCCCGTACTTATCAAGAAGACCAACCTTCGGAGCCTTCAAACCGCTAGACGAAGGAGAGCCTTCGCTTTTCTTCCCCGCTTTGTCCAGAGCCGCACCAGCGGCAGTGAGACCAGCGGCAGCAACACCCAACCCGATCAAGCCTTTCCGGCTCTTCTTTGGTTTAACTGCAGGCTTCTTCGGACCCTCCAACATTAAAGGCTTCTTGGTTGTAGCAGGTTTCGGTGTCTTACCCGGACCAATCGCCTTAGGTGCAGAAGGACGACCTGCAGCACCCGGACGAGGACGCGCATACGCTGTAGTTGGAACACCAAGGTCAGGTGTTAACTCTCTACCTGCAGTTCCCTTAGGCGCTCCTGCGCGTTCAGCGCGAGTAGCAACTGCGCTTCCACGGCGAAGAACAATGTCCGTGCCCGGTTTCGCGGAACGTGAACCAATAGCCTTTGGCTTAGGTTTAGGTGCAGGAGTTGGCTTTTCAGTCTTAGGCTTAGAAGCCTTAGGCTTTCTAACAGCAGGCTTTTTCGTTGCAGGCTTAGCCGCATCCTTCGCCAAAGGTGAAGACACAGGTGGTTTTGCTTTAGGTGCTATAGGTAGAGAATCTCCACCAGCACGAGCAGCAACCCGATTGGATTCAACTTTCGCTTCCCAACGCTTCAATGCGCGACCATACGTGGCATCAGACTTGTAGTTAGCGCGGACGGGTTTAGGACCAGATGACATCACCTTGCCGGGTTTCCCGCCCTGTAACTTACCTGAAAGCCCACCAGACTTTTTTGCAATCGGGCGGGCAGGTCGAGGATCTGGTTGCATGAGTCGGCGAATGTCAGCAAGTTCAGTCTCACGCGCAATCGCCTTATTACGTGCCGCCTGCACCGCAGACTTTGGCGCTTGAGCGGCGGGCTTTGCTGCTTTAGCGGCAGGTGCGGCAACCTTCGCAACTTTGCTAGCCGCAGCGGCAGGCTTCGCTACCGCACGACCGACTGCCCCGATGTTTCGCAAACCCGGAATGGGAACAAAAGCCATCGCCGCCAATGCAGCGTTAGTCCATGCAGAATTCTTGTCGCTAATGCCGAAAGCACCCTCAGCAGCCTTACCCCATTCTTTGAAGTCAAGTGCCCTCAGAGGGTTTGTAGCAAGACTGGTTTTGGTTAATGGGCTGTTCCTGCCCATACCAACCTTGTTCGCGTTAACGCCTGAAGAAGCAGGCTTAGTGACTTTGCCAGAAGCAGGCTTAGTGGCTTTGCCACTACTACCGATTCCTTGCGATGCAAGATACGCCGCAATTTGCTTCTTCTGTGCAGGTGTCAAATTGAGAGATGACGCTGGCTTCCGCTTGGAAGATCCTTTGCTGGGCAGCATGTGTTATTCCTTGTACTAGGAACCGCTACGGCGGTTCATCATTGGTTTCTTAATCGGTGTTTTACCTGAAGCAAGCGGCAAAGGTTTCATCGATGGTTTGCCTGATGTTCCCTTGAAAGGCATAGGCTTGGCCTTGCCCTTCCATGCAGGGGCAGGCTTCTTCACGGACATCGACTTCTTCTTCGCAGGCTTAGGCATTCCGCCTTTCATCGCTGCAGGCATTACTTAGTCTTCTTAGAGTTCCCGCCAACAGGCTTAGGGGTCATGCCGTACTTGACCATTCCACCGCCGACAACCTTGCCGCCGTTTTTCTTACTCATCATTGGTGCAGCGGTAGGTGCCTTAACAATTCCGCCTTGTTTTCCCATACCCATTGTGATCTCCTTATTTATGCTGGGACGTTTCGAACTACTCGATTGGACATGCTCGCCTGACCTGAACTGTTAAGCCCGGCCAGAAGTTGTTGCATTGCTGGTGGACCCTGAGGCAAAGCCTCATTAACTACAGGACCAGCGGGTGTTTCTTGTTGCTGTGGATCAGGTGTACCTAAGAACGACCCCTCCCCCTCTGCAGCCTCAGGTGGTCCCTGTGGTTGCGGTGGAGGTTCAGGTTTGAATGCTTTAGCGACAGCGTCCTCAATGGAGACGCCCTTCTTACGGTCGTTAATGACACTCGCCATCTTCTCAATAATTTTCGTAGGATCTTGACCCTGCGAAGCCATTTGAGGGATAGCAGCAGCCAGCGAAGAAACACCAGCCTTCAACGAATCACGCATCTCTTCCATGTCAATGGCACGTTCCTCTTCGGAAGCGTTCATTGTTACTGGAAGGTTGTTGCGAACGAAACGGCGTGAAAGAAGTTTGTCGCCACGAGCCTGTAACGCGAACACGAGAGCACGGTTCGGGTCAAGACCAGCCATCAAACCGTATTGAACGTTGACGCCGTACTCTTCTTTAATGTCTTTGCTGGCAGTGTATTTCAGTTTAAACGGAACACCGTTGGCTGAACCGGAAACTTCCTTCTCCGTATTGGGGAAATATGCTTCATCGGTTGCCAGTGACAGCGATATCGCTTCACCCAAAGCCTCACCAAGGATCGACTGGGCTGTTTTAATCTGCCCATCGAAACCGGCCTGCAACGCTTTAATACCCTGACCAGTAACAATGGAACCTTCAGGTTGCCCAGCACGCGACTCAGGGAAACGAGTACCGAGTCGTAGTTCCTCAGACAGAACATTGTTCTCAGCGAACGCATACTGCGGCACTTCGATAGGTACACGCCTGATCTTTTCAGGAGAGTTGGAGCGGATAACAGCATCCGGTCCAACGGTTAACTGGGTAACATCCTGTGGCAATGCCAACGGTGCCTCGACCGATTTCTGCACTGCATCCATTGTGAGTAATGCAAGTTTCGCTTTCGCGGCAAATACGTACAAAACATCATCGAATTGACCTCGAGCCTCAGCATCAAGAGAGTTACGTTGCGCGATAGAAACAGGAACTTCACCAAGAAAGTTAGGAACATTTGCTAGTAGTAAACCGTCACGCTCAGGGATAAACATGACAGACGTTTTCTTGTCGTACATGCGGACAACTTCAAGGATCTGGCTTTGATCCGTGTTACCGAACTGGTTACGTTTCAAGATTTTGTCGGAAAGTTCAGGGAACATTGCGGCAAGATCGCCCGCTTTACGCCGGTACGTGTGGCAGTACAAGGTCACTTCACCGAAACGATCCCTATCGAAATAGGCACCCATCGAGTTCTCCACATGAATATGTGGACGTTTCTGTTTAAAGTGGGGCTCTACACGGAACGGAACGAAACCGTAGGTTGCGTACTGGTCAGCGGCACGAATCATTTCGATACCAAGTTTTGAAGCAGCAATGTAATAGTTAGCGATCTTGGTGCGCTTATCAGCCTTAGTGCGTGCAGACTCTTCCAACGCTGAATCGCCAGATGCTGAAATGGTTGGTATGACACCAGCCTGTTCAGCGAAATCGCGTGCAACAACATCGATCAGGTTCGCGATAATAGGTCGCGACCATTTCTGTGTCGGGAAAACTCCGGGGAAAACTTGATCTGCGTGTCCAGCGCGAACAAGAGACACTTCACGCATACGCTCATCGCGTTCACTGAAACGCTTCTTCAGCGCGTCAAACCTGTGGGCGTAATCGGACACTCGGGCAACTCCTCTATAGACGCACCAACCCCATGTTGTCTTGTTCAAGATCATCAAGGTTGATTACGTATTGACTATCAATGTCTTGCTGTGAAGTGAATTCGTTAGTGAGAAAGTTCCGGGTGTTAGTGACACGGAACAAAACATCTCTGGCAACAATCTCGCAGAACCACAACGCCATGACAGCGTCCATCTTCAACTTGGAACCGCGAACGCCGGGCTGCCATGTAATTAACTGCTCGACAAGTTTCTTAACACTGCCATTCGTTGAAGCGTCAGGCAGTTCAATGAGGTTGTCCCCCGCATGTTTTTGTGCAAGTTGATCTTTGCGGTTCTCTTTCGAACCAAACAAAGGCGCAAGGGAAGCAACACCAAACTCAGGATCCTGCTTGTTAGAACCCGTGAAATGTGGGCGGTACGCGATTCCACGGGAATTAAGATGGTCACGTATTTCCTCATCTTTCGTGAGAAACAATTGGAAAGCGTTCGACTCCACAATGACCGTGTTCGGTCGGTAACGTTCCGACCAGTTCTTCAACAGGTTACGTATCGCTGCTGGTGTTGGTGCAGTCATGACATCAACATCCATGATGTAACGTTTCTGTGTACGCCTATCAATCGCGTAAGCAACAGCAGCGGTGTCCCCACTCATGGCAGGGTCAAGACCAATCACCCGGTAGAAATGCGAACTATCCACCGGGTGACCAGTCGCCCCAGAGATCAACGGACCCGGTTTTCTCATACCGTTAATCGCGCCTCTGACGCAGACCGGGTCAAAAATGGCGTTCTCTGAAACATCATGGTTCTGGTAAACAAGGCTCCACTTACCCGGACCTACCTCGTTACGAACCTTGTCCATGCGGCGGCCAGACCACCGCTCATACAAGCCGTCCTCGTCAGGAGTGTCAGCCTCACCCAGAGGCTGCTCCGACTTAGGCCACAGCGTGTCCCAATTCTCACTCTTATCCGCATACTTCAACACGGCAGGCATAGCAAGATACGTCCACGGAACGGTGCCGTCCGTGTAATGATCAGGGTTACGAAGTTCCCGATACAAATCCACAGGAGCCACACGGGTACCCACAACAAGAAGTTGACCACCATCAGGTGGGAGACGAGACGCCACTTCCTGCCGGATCCAATCCTGCTGCTTCTGCCACTCGGAAGCATTCGACAAAGTAACAACGTCATCAAGAACAATCAGGGAAGCACGGGAACCGTAAATCTGACCGCCCATACCCAAAGCCTCAATGGTGGGATCCTTCTCCCCCGAGTCCCTCGTGTCACCACCAAGATAAACCTTGTTCGCAGACCATTGATCCGCTGTAGCCTTATAGCCGTCAGCAGGACCGAAAGCAACCTGCATGTCCGCGTAACGCGGATGCGTCAAACGCTGCTTAATCGCATACAGGTACTTCTTGGCCTGCTCCATTGTTTTCGAAACAATCATCACGTTAATGTTCGGATCTTTCACAATCCGGTAGGTGACGTAATTAATCGTCACCGTCATCGACTTCGCGTGGTTCGGGGGAACATTCACTAACAGGCGAGACATGCCAGCAGAACCCGGCTCAAAAATCATCTCATCTTTCAGGAAGGTGGGTGGTCTGCCCTCAAGCAGATCAACCACATTCTGCATATGAGGCCACACACGGGCATGGAGATACCTCTCCGAAAACTCGGCAAAAGAAATATCCGCATTACGGGCAGACGAGGCAGCGTCAGTCTGCCGAAGTCTGACCGCATCAACCATAACCGCGAAATCAGGGGAATCCCGGCGCTGAGTGTCATACCAAGAGCGTGAGCGACCAATGACACGAAGCGCATCAGTAATAGTCCGCCCTTGGCGGACAGCATCCACCAACTCCCGGCGAGCCTCATCAGGCGAAACACGCCTGCGAGGCGAGTCAGAACGGGACAATACAAACTCCCAAAAAATAGAGGGCAAACAGGGGTAAAAGAAGGGTCCAAGAAAAGGACAGACCCCACCCTCGCATGCAAGGGGTTAACACCCCATCGCCACGAAGTGGCTCAGGGGTTTAGAAGTAGTCTCTACTTCTTTAGGGGACTAGAAAAATCAAAAATTTCTAGGGGTCAACCCAAACTATTTTCCAGAAAAACGGACATAACAGGGCAAACCCCCACCAAAACTGGTGAATATTTTTCAGCAGACACATATATGGAGGGGGGCGGGGGGAGTTAAACATCCCCGGGTCGGGGGGTGTCTGCCTCTATCTTTCGTCCTTCGATACTAATACGAAGTGTGATTATTCCCCTCATGGGGCCACCAGAATTCACGAGGCGAACCCCCACGGCGCCCAACTGTCCCCTAGTGGTGTGTAGGGGCCGTGTTGTGGTGTGTGTTGTGGGGGATTCCCTCGTGGTTTGACACATGTGTCAGAGTGGGAACTAGAGCGGCATGGCGCCGCTTGTTTGATTGGATGGAGTTTGTGATGAGTGTTGATGCAAGCGTTGAAACTAGCGAAGATCTCACTGTGGATATGACGCCTACGTGGGAGGCTGCAGTGCAGATTTATTTGATGGTGTTGGATAACCCATCGGCTGATAGTGGGGTTAGGCGTTCGGCTCAGGAGGATTTGCTCAGGCTTGGGCGTGCGTATGATGGTTTGGTGGCTGAGTATCGGTCATTGAAACAAGTTTGACAGGTGTGAGATGCTTTGAATATGGCCCGGGAAATTCCCGGGCCTTTCGCATGGAATGGAGTTAGTCATGAGTGTTGTTTCGTTGCAAGGTGTGTCGGTTACGTATGGTGAGGGATTGCTCGTGGATGGGCGTTTGGATGATGGCATGATCATGGGTTTGCGTGGCTCGAGGGATGCGGTGCGTACGGCCCGTAAGGTCTACGCCTCCTATCGTGCTGAGCGGGGCTACAAGTTCTCTGCTGCAGATATGCTGACTAAGCCTGATGCTCAGGCTAAATTGGGCAAGTCTGAGCGCTATGCGCTTGGGCTCATGTTGACCCCTGCACGGTCTCTTGATTGGGAGTTGGCGGGTCTTTCACGGCCTGTTAACGCTTGCCCTATGGCCTCCCTTGGTTGTGCGGCGGCCTGCCTCTCGCAGTCTGGTCATGGGCAGTTTGATGCCACGCAATACGCACGGCAGGTGCGGCATGGGTTTCTGCTGTCGCATCCTTTCGCGGCGGGTGTGCTCATTGGTCATGAGATTATGAAGGCCCGCGAGGCTCACGGTCCTGACGGCGTCACGTTCCGGTTCAATGTGGTCTCGGATTACAGGATCGAGCGGATTATTCCGCGTAGCCTGATGGCGTTGCGCACTCTCGAGGTGCGGGCTTATGACTACACCGCGTGGAGTCCTGAGGAACGTCAAGAGGTGTTTGGGTACCACTTGACTTACTCTGCCAAGGAGACCGCTCACACTTCTGACGCCTACCTTGCGGACATCCTGCGGGCCGGCCATAACGTGGCGATGCCGTTCCATGGCGATGAACTGCCAAGCGCGTACTCACTTGACGGTGAGTTGTTCGCGGTGATCGATGGCGACAAGTCTGATGACCGCACAGAAGACGGCGTGAGCGGGGTAATCGTTGGCCTCAAGGCCAAGGGATCTAAGGGCAAGAAGGACACAAGCGGATTCATTCGCACGGTGTGATTGCAACATGCTTGACACATGTTTCATAATGGGAATTAGGGGGGCAGGAAATACCTGCCTCCCTTGTGATTGGAAGGGTAATTGTGATGGGTAATAATTTCGTAACTGGCAGGAACATTGAGGCTAGCGGCACTAGTTTGATGGGCAACGTGATCGCAACTCGCGAGTTGCTCGAGTCCGTGTTCGGGTATCCCAACTTTGAGGAAGATGGATACGACAAGGTCACCACGGAGTGGGTGATCCGATTCGATGATGGTTTGATCGCCACGATTTACGATTGGAAACGGTATGAGCAAGGCGCTCCGGGCGTGAATGAGGTGTATGCGTGGCATGTTGGCGGGTCCGTGGCTGATGCGGCTAGGCGTGTGCGTGGCTTGGTATTCGCGGCGATGGTTGATCATGATGACACCGTGGCTAGCGTGAGTGAGTTACCGGCGTGTGATTTTTGCGAGGCCACGGATGGCGTTGAACAAGAAGCAGTTAAGACGCACGATGGTAACAAGGTCTGGGCGTTTGTGTGCGGTGAGTGTCTCGCTGATCATGCTAGCCCTCGCGTGATGATGCACGGTCTAGGTCTGGGCAGGGTCAGCGCTTAGTCTGAGCCTAATCGCGAGGCATTGCAACAGATTTGACACGCATGAGATAGTTGTACCTAGGAGGGCCGGAGATACCGGCTCTCCTTTCGTTTGGAAGGAGCAAGGCGATGAGTGCAGTTGAGTATGTGATTGAAGGTAAGGAGGCTGAGGCTCGGGCGTGGCTGCAGGTTATGGCTGCAGTGCGTGAGTACATGCAGACTCAGCGGGATGTGATCACGAGCGAGGTTGGTATGCATGTCGATGGTGATGAAGAGGGAGCGAAGTACTGGGCGCGGGGCTTAGGCTCTGATGTTGAGGGTGTCGTGTTGGGCATGTTCAATGAATGGGAGGAATCATGAACAAGGACAGGCGTAAGCGCATCGATGAGATCCACGCTGCACTTGAGCAGTGGGTCAGCATGATCGAAGACCTCGAGTCTGAGGAACAAGACGCGTTCGACGGCATGCCTGAGGGCTTGCAAGATTCGGAGCGTGGGCAGGTATCGCAGTCAGCCATTGATGCTTTGGCTGAGGCACGGGATTCATTGAGTAGCGCATTGGATGCGCTTGATGCAGCAAGGAGTGAGTGATGACTAAGACATTTAACATGACCGGCTCGATCTTTATTGAAGGCACGATGGATCAAGCCGATTACAATTTCAATATGGAGTGGGAGGGTGATGGTGAACCATCACCGCTGGATGCTCTCGATTACATGGTGGTCTCGGGAATTATCCAGATCATGCACGCAAAAACGAGGAAGTGGGAGGAATCATGACATCGATACGACTACCGACATCATGCGAGGATCACTACACGGAGTACGTGCTAGCGGATGAGCCGTTACCTGACGGCACGTACCCTGTGCGTGCCTTGTGGTGCGGGATATGCGACGTGATGCACGTCGCTGAGGAATACAAGGAGGAATCATGAAGCGTGAAGGAATTGACACCCCTTCAACGGCTTGGGGTCAGTGCGCCATCGAGCCGTTCGGCTTAGCCAAACAGCAGGGCTAAGGCGTGGTGCGTGTCACGGGGCTGACCTACCCCAAGCGCGAACACTGGGCCTGCATTGCGGGCGGTGACGTTGACACGATGGAAGACTTGAAGGTCGTTGACTTAACGGCTCGACAGTTCTCCATCAAGGTTCCTGCCAGATACGAGATCGACCTTGACACTTGGCTGGACGATGCATGCGAGTGGTTGGGTGACTCACTGAACTATGAGATCTACCCGACCTCTGACTATCTTGCGGAGCCAGTGTTCAGGGACTTCTGGGTGCGGGATGACATAGACCCCGACACATTCGTTCGAGAAGACGCATGGCGTATTACAAAGGAGGAATCATGAAGACATGCAGATTCTGCGCTGCTGCGCAGGCAATGAGGATCAGAGATGGGTTGGCTTACTGCTGCCCAAACCACCGGGAACGGGGTGTCGCACCCCTACCCTTGCAACTTGAGGTACGATTGCAACATGTTGGACACACACTATCGAAGGAGGAAAGATGAACGCGCTGTATCTGGTGACATGGATCTCGTTAGGGATCATTGCCACCATTCTGCTATCAGATATCACACTACGAAGGAGAGAGGACGACTCAACATGGGAAGACAAGGCAAGCCATTAAGTGAGGTTGAACTGCTACTCACGCATGACATCATCAAGCGTGACGATTACCTCGGGCTGGTCACAGTGCAACGAATCGATGGTGTCATTGGCACCTTCGAAGTGTTCAAGGACGGTGGGCGTACGTGGTACACGGACTGGGCGGAGGACGAGTGATGGCTGTCAGCATGATCATCATGATCCTCATCGTTGTGCTGGTCTCCTACCACATGGGCAAGACATCAGGTCTCGCTGAAGGTGAGCGTGACTACAACAGAGTGCAGCAGGCAAAGCGTCTGGTGTTTAAAGAATCAGGAACAATACACA